CGTCGTCCTTGATGCCGATGATGATACCGAGGGCATCGTCCAGCTTGTCGCCGGTCAGGTCGTCAATATCTAGCGTTGTGGTCTGGGCTGTACCATCCACATAGAACGTCACGGTGGACTTGCCATCGAACTTGAATCCGAGTTTCTTGTACACGTCGTCGTTCGTGGTAGTACCCGCGGTGTTCGTCACCACATCGGCCTGAACGACTGTGACTGTACCGCCGTCACCGTCCTGGTGATACACGGTGTCGATACCACCCATGTTGGTGCCATTAGTACCGGCCATGAAGCCGATAAAGTCGTAGTCAGCCAAAGCAGTCGTGGGGTAGCTGGTGGGATCATCGGCAATAGCATCAGCCGCCATGAGGGCGGCCTCGCCGAGACCACAGATGATTGAGGCGTCCGCATCGCCGTCCAAGACCCTGATACTGGTCTCGAACCACAGTCGCTTACCGCTGTTCTTCTTGATGACCTCGTTACACAGCATGTTGGAACAGATGAACGCTTCGTCGTCCGCCGACCCGCTGCCGCTGAGATTGATAACGCCATCGGCCTCATCGGTCACTACGGCGGTGTCGGGGCTTGTACCGACGACCAGCCAGTTACCGAGGATCACCTCGTCGGCAGTGAAGTTATTGAGAAACGTATCGTACAGATACGTCAGCTCCTCGGGTGCAGTCAGGGACTTATCGACAGGGCAATCACCCCAGATAACGGGGCTCGGCTGCCCGGCCGTTCCGGCACCATTGTATTTCACTACTAGACTCATGGTTATGCTCCTTTGTGTTTGTTGATGTAGTTGATGTGTGTCTGTAACAGATCCACATCGTCGTTAACAAAAGCTAGTACAGAATTACACCGGTAGCACAGCAGTCCACGTACCTTACCAGTTTTGTGGTCGTGGTCGACTGCCAATCTGGTAGGTACGCCGCGGTATTTCCTGCCCTCCGTGCCGCCGCATATGAGGCATACCCCGCCCTGTGCATCGAGCATAGAATCGTATTCACCTAGCGATAAACCAAAACTACTCTTCAACTTATTTGCCAGATGCGTGCGCCTGCCAGCCTTTGATGCCCAGAACTTCTTGTTGTATGCTTTCCCGCACTTCGTGCAGCGATGCTGGACACCAAGGGACTTACTGGAGTCCTTCCAAAACTTTGATATCAGTTTTGTCTCACCGCAGGTCGTACACGTCTTTGTTAACTCGGACATTCCCCCTATCTCCTACCTATTAAGAGGTGATGGCTTTGTGTATGACGAATCCCGCCTGACGCGGATTATCGCAAAGTACGTTATGGGCTCCATCTTTAAACATGGTGAAAACGGTGTGCTGCTTCGTCCCACCATGGACCGGACCCTTCACGTTCATCCAATACCCGGAGTAAACTACAGGCATGAAGTGAGCGAAGTCGATACAGTACCACGGATCGGTAGTGCTACCCGTCTCGGGATCAGTGGCACCCTCAAGTGAATCAATGGACATGACGTCGAGACCATTGATCAGCATGTCCGTACCTTCGGTGACGACCATACGACCAAAGGACTCCTTGGTCTGATGGAGATCATCCTTAGCATCGAGATAGTCGAACATATCTACCTTGTTCGTGAACCCAGTGTAGATACGTTTCTTCGCGGCCTTGCGGACCTCGAACTGATTGGCACCCAGCGGGGCTTTGAACCCGGAGTACAACATCGCCTTACGCAGCTTGGTGATCAGGTCGTTGTTGACCGCTGTGTAGAGGTCACCCCAGTTAGCCCACTGACTGTATACGTTGGCGTCGATGCCGGAACAGTCCGTGCCTGTGGAGGCATTACGGTACCGGATGGTCTTACCAACGAAACCAGCGGTGGTCGTATCCTTGGTCAACATCCGAATGTAGTACGGCACCCCGCGAGGGTACTTGTCATCAGACGAACTGGTCGGGGCCTGCCACAAGGCCAACTCGAACAGCTGAGCAAGCTCCCACATGGCCTGCATCTCTTTGACCTTCGCGAGGTCGATGAAGCCTTCGGGGTTTGACTTGTTCTGCAGGATCTCGAACTCATCCCAGGACCAGTTGGTGGTGACGCGGGCCCACGGCATGGTGTACTCGTGGATCGTCTCGCCCTGCGAGAGTTCATCGACCTCGTAGTAGCCGACGTAGCGAGCATTTCCGGTGGGGCTTAGAACAGCCTTACCAGTGATCGTAGTGCCGCCCTGTTTCTTGATGCTCTCCTGGTTGAAGATTCGAGCGGCCTCGAAGTTGTGATCGTCCCACGTTACAGTCAGTTCCTGCTTCGGGTACTTCGTGTGGACAGTCCCGACAAGACCAGACAGTTGATCATACGTGTAACTCATAGTGTCCTCCTAGACTGGCTCAACCAAACACGTCTTTGAGTTTGGCAGCCATGTCTACAGTTGCTTCTTCTTTGTTGTACTCACCACCGGAACGCTCCGATGGCCGTTGTCCACTTGGCCTCAGTGTGACACCCTTCTCACGCCGCTTGGCTGATTTGCTGATCCGGCTACGGACCACCTGTTCGGCCATGGGCGAAGCGATCTCAAAGTGAGCGCGCTCCAAGGCTTCCGCGGTACCCATTTCCATCCCTACCGCTGCCGACCCGTACAGTAAGAGTTGAGCACGGTCGCACACCTCTATCCGGTTCGCCCTCTGTCCGGGCGTGAGGTGGTCCCAGCCGCCCAGGACAGACTCGTTCGCCCCGTACAACTCAGTGTACGGTTCCAGATCGGGTGATCCGAAGAACGTACCGATCTGTTGACGAGAATTGATCTCGTCCTCAACTGATCGGACTGGCACCTGTGGTTCAGCCACAGGCTGCGGTTGCGGTTGCGGCGCAGGCTGGCGATCCTTCAACAGCGTGGTCAGCACCTCAGCCATAGGGTTATCATCCCCATAGTGGTCCTTCACTTTGGCGATGAGTTCAGCAGCCTTACTATCCGGCTGCGCGGGCTGCGGTGCTACTACAGGATCAGGCGTATTCTGAACCTGCTGCGCGACTCTACCAAGTTCACCGAGCCGCTTCGATTCGGCGTTGACCATCTCGTGACACCTGGCGATTGTCTTGATCGCAAGGTCCGGGGATGCATCATACAGTCCCGAAATCTCTTCTGCTGTCATACCCATACGCTGGGCAGCACGATAGTGACTATCAGACAATGCTGGCTTATCGGCTTCCCCGGGCTCGTCGTCATCGTCCGGGTCAGGATCAGGATCGGCTTCCTCTTCCTTGGGCTCAGGATCGGGCTCAGGGTCGGGGGTAGGGTCTCCATCAGCTTCCGGTTCGTTGTCGTCGGGCTCAGGGGTAGGCGTCGCAGGTTCCCCCGCGAGGGCAATGCCTCCGTCAAAATCGATTTTATCAATAGCGGCCGTCATCTCACCTACTGCTGTGGCTTCCGCCGCTATTTGTTCTTCTCGTTCTTTGTCCATGTTTGGTTCCCCTAGATTAGTTGTTTTCTTCCGCCCGCCTTCACAACACCGCGGGCATCGTAGTACTTATCAGCCTGCTTGACTGAGGTCAGCACAGGGCGACATTGCTTGTCCACCTTGACGTCAGGGTACAACTCCTGGTGCTCCGCACGTTGCGACGGGTGGATGGCCAGTGCGTCCGAGTGCAGATCTTTGCTGTAGCCACTCTGGTACACTGTCGGGGTGTTGGCCATGATGTCCTTGGTCATCAGGTAGCCACATGTGGGGCACACCTCCACACGGTCGGATTCAGCCATCGGCTTAATGATATCCTCGCGACGGCCACAGTCACCACACTGATAAATGTAGGTAGCCATTACTTCTTCCCCTTACGTTTGTCCACATCGGATGGCATGTCCTTCATGGACACACCGGCCTCGGCCAGTCGGGATTGAACCAACTTGGTAGCCGCGCTCTTGGTATCGGCTTTCTTTTTCTTCTTGGGTGTCGCCTTCTTTGGCTTGCCCCACCCGTCCTTGAACATCTGCGGATACTTCTTGCGCGTGTTGTACTCAGCCTTCATCTCTTCGGCGTGCGTGCCTTTGCCCACGGCGAGTTTCTTTTTCTTGGGTTTGCTGAACAGTCCCATTACATACCTCCACGATTCAAGTTCTGCTGCCCGACAGCCGCTGTGGCCTGGGCGTTCTGGTTGAATTGCTCAGTGGGTGTTCCCGGTGGCGTGCCGCCTACAGGCAGACCACCGTTCTGTGTCCCGCCGCTGTCACCCCCGCTTTTCTTAGGCGAGCCCAGCATATCAGCGTGCCACTTCATGCGGGCCTGGAATCCCGGGTCCGTCCAGATACCATCAGCGATAGCAGCAATGCCCATGTCCTCGGCCACGTTAGACAGGTACGTGGAAATGTTGAACTGCTGCCCCGCCTGCATAGCGAGGGACAACGCATTGAACGCCTGCGGCAGCACCTTCAACGTGAAGTACGACACGGCCTGCTCACGGGCTACCGGGTCCATCTTGCTCATAGACCGCTGTACGATCTCGAACCCAAGCGTCTCAATACTGCCGGTCTTGTCGTCTGGGGTCAGATACAACTGCTGCTCTTCTCCAGTAGGCAGCCGTTTGATCAGCGGAATCCCGGGCTGTCCGGGCTGGAACAACAGATCGTCGTTGTGCAAGAACCAAGCCTGCTTGCCGGATATCTCACTGGTCGTGTCATAGATCATGTCGCGCATGTCGCCAATACTGACAGACGCATTCTGCTGTAGGATCTGCTGGCCGGTTGCCTTGTCGGCGTTAATCGCGGCCCCGCTCATCATGTCCGGGTTACCGGCCGCAAGGTTATACCAGCCATACAGATTCTGTGTCATCTGCAGAGTGTTTTCATTCGCACCTTCGTACGACACAATGTTGACCCCATTCGGGTCCTCACTGGCCACCCACTCACCGTCGATAGCATCTTGTACTGCCATGGCAGAGTCGTAGTTCGCCGGACTATAGAGCCCGACATTCTTCTGACGATCAGCCTGATCCATGCCCTTCTTGAACAGACGGTTTGCCATGTCCCCGAGGTCTCGCCATACACCAACAGGTGCGACCGGGAACGGGTTATCAGGCACCGGCTGCGTGATGGAGCCGAACGTATACGAGCCGTCAGGTGGGCCGTAGTACTCCTGCACGTTGAGGAAGTCCTGCATCACGGCTTCCGCGGGATCGGGGATGTAGCAAATGGACTCAGCTTCCGGCACCCACACCTCTACGACGTTGACATAGTCCTGCCAAGCGTTGAACGTCATGGACTGCGGGTCTTCCTGCGTAAGTGCCTCAGCCCTCTCCCCGCTGTCGTGCTTCGTCCCCGCACGCGGGAGACGCCTGATCAGGTCCTTGTCCCACCCATCCATTTTCATAAGCCGGGCCCGCTCGATATGTATGCGGTGCCCAATAAAGTTCGCCTTGCTGAAATCGCGACACATAGGGTCGCAAGTCATGTCGTCCAGGCTGATCAGCTGTGTATAGATCTGCATCGGATCGACGCCGATGTCCTCAACAATGGTGTTGGTGTAGTCGAGCGACGTCTTGAACGGGGCCAGGCCACCGAGGGCCATGTCGACAAGACCAGCCCGCAGTATCCTGTGCATTTTCAGTTTTTCGTGTAGGTCACCGAGGGCCAAGCCCATCTTCTCGGCATAGTCCCGCTGCTGCAGGATCTTGGTGAGTACCTTCGTCATCCCGTTCTTCTGCACGAGGTTCGGAACCAGCGCACGGATGGCAAGGAACGTAAGGTTGATCGGCCGCTCACCGGTCATGCCGTGTTCCTTAGCCATATACTCGCCGATGTATTCCTTGATGGCATACGCCCGGGCCTTGCGGAACCGCTCGAACCGTCGGAACCCCTCCAGGGTGCTCTCACTCAATTTCTTTGCAGTCAGTGATCGGGACATGAATGCCTCTATCTGAATGAATACGGTTTCTGCCAGCCCTTGGGCCTCTTCAACTCCTGTTTCCACTTGTTGAACCGGTGCTCCCATGTAGCCTCGGGGGCACCAGAATAGTTCGTACGCGGCTTTACCTTCACCTTATTGAGCGTCGTCAGGGCATCGGCGATAGTCCTGTCACCATGCCCCAGGTAATCGGCCGCGCTCTTGTCGATCAACTCAGCCGGGCCAACCTTGCCGCCCGGATATGTGATGTACGTCTTAGTCTGGTCAAGGCTCTGCTGATCGCGGTTGATAACTTTGCCTTCACGCAGCTGTCGCTCGTACTCGCGGAGCAGCAGATTCTTGCGCTCGCGACTGGAGTGCCAACCGTACTTCGCCGTCTTCTTCGTCACTACCTGGCCAATCGTTTCATCGCGGTAGTAGAACGGGTACTTCATCTGCTTGATGAGTACGTTACCGAAGTCCCACCCGGGCCCGTTCATTTCCCAGACGATAAATGGCAGGTGGCGGGGTGCGGCACCTCCGACCCATACGGCCAGAGCGGCGATAGTTCGCGCGGCATCGTATGGCGGGCTAGTCTTACTAGCCCACTTCGCGACGATCTCGCCCGTCCGGTCACATCGGATCGAGGCAACGGACTCCGTTGTTGTTTCACCGCCCTGCCCTCTTGATAGGTCGATGCCTACCGTGTACGTCTTGGTCTGGTCAAGCCGCCCCTTTATCAGCGGAACCCAAACGCTTAGCTCGCCCTTCGGGTCTCTAGTCAATCGGATGGCCTTGAGGTCCCGGCGACGAAGCAACACTTTTGATGCTTCTCCATTTGATATCTTGTCACGCAGTGATATGTTCAGCTTCGTACTGGGCTTACGCGCGTACATGGCAGCGTGCGCGTCGATCTCAGTGTTCGTGAAGAAAGTATCGCCTACGGCACCTTCCATCGCGTACAACTCTTTGGCAACCTCTTTCCACCCGCATCGGGCGATCTCATGCTCGGCAAAGGGCGACGTAATCCTGTAGTCCTCTGTAACGTCGTCCTGCAGAATGAATCGGCCCTTGCCCTTGGACGGAGAGTCCCAGAACATCAGGGGGAATACCTTGATCCGCCCACTATTCTTCCAGTTCGAGTATGCCGAGCCAGGCAGATCGACTGTTGAGTTCACCACGCGGCACGGGCAGACCGGGGCAGTGGATCGCATGATGCTCTCCCCGTTGTCCATCTTACTCATCTCATCTAGCAGTATGATAGCGGCCCGGTCACCGGTAAACGCGGACTTGTTCGTGCTCTCACCGGCAATGGTTGACCCGTTCAAGACGTTATGAATCCGCATACTAGTACGGTTGTCACGCCCCCTGCGAAGTACACCGGGGGGACATAACCAGCTGGGGAGGTATGCATTTATCGTGTCGTGTTTGAAAAACAGTGACTTCGATATCGGGCTGTCCACGAGGTCTTCTACACGTGACATCTCTCTCAGCTGCGTGTTCGGCCGGAACAGCCACAGCCAGTGCAGAAAGCCCGCGCACAACCACGAGGCTCCAAGGTCTCTTGACTTGTCAATGAGCCCGTCTTCGCCGCTACGGAACCGGTCCCAGATGAAGTCTATCATCTCTTCCTGGCGAACCCAGCATATCCACGGGTGCAGCGCCACTTTGGCGGGCACATTGCCCCATGTCGTCTCCGATACCTCCTGCTCGTGGAGGGTCCATATGAAAGCATTGAAAAACAGGATCGGGGACGCCGTGCACGCAGCTATAAGATCGCGCTGTAGCACAGGGTCCTTCTCAGCCCGGTGCAATAGCTTCTCCCGGTACTCACGGTTACCACCGTCTGTGACGGGCACCACGAGACCTGTGTGCGGGCATGTCCAGGATACCCTGTCCGATGGGAACGGACTACTAAGCTGTGGCTTGACTATTGCCATCAATGTCCCCGAGCACATCGTCTGCCATCGTATTCAGCCGCTCTTTATTCAGTCGCGACACGCGGTCAGGTACGCTCTCTTTACCGTCGTCGCCCCTGGGATCAGTAGAGCCCGGCTTGCCATCAGAGCGGTCGAGTACGATCTTGACATAATCAATACTGCCCGGCGTGACATCACCATCCTCATCTGTCGCGGGCAGGGCCCGCTCCCAGCAGTGCCGGGCCAACGCCTCAGCCTTGCTTATAATCCGCGGGGGGCCTGGGATACCGGCGCTAACGTCCTGCACCACTTCTGTCAGTTCTGTGCCTACCGACCGTATGAGTTCGCTCAGGGCCTTACCAGCCCGCTGCTTGCTGCCAAGCTCTCTCATGTCGTCACCGTGCGGATGTGGCTCGCCGCTCTTTTTCTTAGCCATACTACTCCTGTCCAAACCGCAGGCCGTCGCCGAACAGCCGTAAGCTGCGTACGCGGCCGAAATCAGTGAGGTAGACTCGCTCTATCTTAATGCCCCAGCCACGCGCCGCCTTGGCCAGGCCGCGGCCGATCTCTGCCTTCACGGCCGTGATATCGGAACACTCGGCCAAGGACCGAGCCTGTAAGTAGTCCAGAATCACGCCTAAAGCCAGCGTGCTAAGGGCTTTATCGACGTCAACAACTGTAAAAAGCGCCTTTTCCACGTTCTCGATGTGGTATCTGAGGCATCCGGATACCACCAACTCACTGCCATCCAGGGTCCGCACCGTCTGCGGGGGGAGGTCGACTACCTGTGTCACCACCTCCATGGCGATTATCTTCTGTAGGATCGGCCAGGCAAAATACCAGCCCGGCCCTATGATCCTATATCTGCTACCGCAGGTGACCCTAGCCGCCATTTCGTTGGGCTCAATCATCACTAACTGCGGTAGCAGGGACAGGACCTTATCGAATATTTGCTGGAGCCACTCCACTATACAGCCCGGCCGTTTCGCGTGATCAGGCCGCGTTCCCTGAGTTTTTTGTACCTCTGCTCATACTGCGAGAACGTCATGCCCCCGTGCGCGTATGTATCACGCAAAGCCTGCTCCTCGCGGGTGGTCTGGTCCTTGCGTTTCCACGATCCCTTGGTGCTCATCAGTTCACCTCTAGGTCCAGATCACGTCTGAGGTCCCCCAGGGAGATCCCCTCGTCCTTGGGCCAAACCACACTGATATCCTCTTCCTTGACGACCAACGCGGGCTTGCCGTCGACGGTCAGGTCGAACATCTTGGTCTGCATCACCCGCATCATGGTGAGCAGTGGCACGAGAACAGTGTCACCAACAGCTACTGTGGTGATACTTTCGTCAATGCAGATGACCTCGCCAATGTTGGATTCCTCTTGCGAGGATTCAGGCAAAATTATTCCCCTACGTTCGCTCTGATTTTCACCGCGTACAATTATGATGTTTCCGTTTAGGCACTTCATTATGTTCCCCATACTCAGTACTATTTCAGTTCGTCAATAGCGTTCACCAACCGCTGCATCTCGTAGGTGACGTCGAACGTCTCCTCGACCACGTTGAATCGGCACAGTGCGAAGTGAGTCCGCACAGCGCCAATAGTATCAACGAAACGAGATATAGGTACAGAGAAGTTAAGACATGGGTCCTGGCCCGCAACAAGGACACCAATAACCTCACCCTGCATACTAAAAATAGGTCCCCCAGAATTTCCGGGATACGCTGGACTCGTGCTTTGCAACATCACGTGCCAGTCGAACCGCTGCTCTCGTCCCCACCCTCTACGGTTGTACAGGTCTCTATCAAGGGCTGACAAGATACCCACGGACACTGAATTGAAGTTGTCACTGCCCAGGGGGCTCCCCATGATAACCACGTGTTGTCCCACTCTGAGTACGTCTTCCGTAGCCAGTGTTGCGTAGGGGAGATTGGGTTCGGCCCCCGCGAGGTCGAGCATAAGGAAGGTGATATCATTCTCTCTATCCTCCAGCACGTAGCCAGGCTTCACCTCGAACACGCGGCCGTCATCAAGCGTAACCTCATAATCGCCTGGCTTGCTGTCGGATACATGTTTCGCAGTGAACAAGATTCCGTCCGGGGAGATGAGACACCCCGATCCCTGGTGTTCGCCAACCTTGCGGATATGCACGACGCTGCCGCGCACGTCCTCGATCAGGTCGGGGAGTCGGTTGTCAAGGGCATTAACTACGTCACGCGGCGCTGGGCCGTGTGTGCTCATGGTTATTGCCACGAGACCCATGGCAACAATGACGACAATAGCTGCAATAGCAACTATTACCGGGGTTTTACTCACCGGCGCCCTCAGCGTTACTGTCCCGTCACCCATCCTCAGTCCCCTTCAAACTTACTAACGGCCTTCGCCAGCTTACCCACCAACGGGAGCACATGTTCCTCGACGTACTTCACCGCTACATTGACTTCACCAAACGCTTTGGTGAGCAGCTTGAGTTCCTGTTCCGTGAGTCGCAACTGTACTGTCTTCGGCTTTTCCATCTGTGTTCCCCTTACTGAATGTTAATCGGTTTCGTTCTCAACGAAAGTCTCTGCGGTGACAATCTGGGCGGCGAGGTCTTCATCTGAAACGGCCATACTACTCTCCCTTAACTTTGTCCGCCAACTTCGGAACCATCACAATTGGCGGTAGGAACTGCGTTATGGGCCTTGACCGTCCCATCGTCTTCTACAAACAGATACCATGCAGTGCCATTTGCACTGTGGCACTTAACATATCCAGGAGTATTCCCCCCTGACCCGTCCCACAGGGTAATAGTACCATTAGTTACTCCATCGGCCCCAGCAGTTATGGCCCCGTTTGCTACCGCGACACCCCCATTAGCATACAGTTGCCCAATAATCTCTTCCGCACCGGCGACGGTGAGGGTGCCGCTCGGTGGAGTGATTGTGTTTTGGTCTGTGAAGTCCAGACGTGCGCGGCCAAATAGGTTTGCCATCGTTGGGATCTCCTTGTCTCTATGTGTCAGCCGCTGATTCCTGAGTACTCCGCGATCACAGTCCCTGTGTGGGTCGTGGGCACAAGCACCCAGCTGTTGATACCACACCGATCGAAAGCAATCTGGGCAATGTAGTCGTCATCGCCGCTGATCACGCCGATAGGCTTTAGGAACTTCTCGTTACTGATCACGATTTTGTCGACCCAGAGGTCCGTCGCCGATGTCCGCTCCTGCGTCCCAACTGTGCAAGTGAGCGTGGCCGCGCGGTCGAAGTAGTCACCCTGTCCGCGACACTGCAGTAAGTCGAAAACAAGACTATCGGCATCTGTGGTGCCCGAGAACCTGAGTACAAGGCCCGCGTGCTTGGCGTTGGGCTCGAAGATCTGAACCCCTGCCAGGGCCTGGAGGTCCGCGTAGGTGCGTGCGTCCACGCCCGGGGTAGCTACGGCGGCTGTCATGGCCGTGAGGGCTGTGAAGCTGAGGTTATCGGTTATGTTGACGACCTGATTCATCGTTCTGTGCTCCTCTATTGGTGATTTTGTTACTTTGGACGCCGGATGATTATGGCAGCCCTACATGTAGCGAGTAGTCGTCCCTACAATACCTTGCAGTTGTCATTCTGGATGTGCGGGGTCGGGAATACATATATTTTTATATCTTGTATTTTCGGGGCCCGGAATTTTTGGTGTGGCTCGCCGGTCTACCAACGGGACTCCTTCCGGCAACACGGCACATTCAAGGGCCATACCCCCGGGGGTCGCCCGCTCCGCGCCATAGATGAGCGCACGCGCACGCGCTCAGTCATACCACCAACTAAATAAGAATTAACTTGCACATCACACAATCACACACTATACTTAACGTAGCCAATCATGGCGACGAGGAGTACACAATGGACAGAACCACGCATCTGTACGGTATCACCTTGCAAGAACATGACGATGGTTTCTTCCTATGCTGCGACGCGTGCATGGGTGACGGATGGTTCGCGGGCAACGGGCCGTCGCGACAAGAGATTGAAGATTTTGCGGCAGACCATATCAACTGCGAGTGACAAGGGGACACACGATGACAATCACACTAACCAACGGGACACGTATCTGTTTCGGACCTACGGGCTTTAGCGTTTCAACACCTAACGAGCCCG